AGAGTTTCTAACACACAAAAAGAATTGATTGACACTAAACAAAGACCTTCGAATCCATACGCACTTCCTAAATCTTATTCGAAGAAACGTCGTCACGTCGAATTGAAGGGAAACAAGTTTTTGATTCTTTCAGATGTCCATTTGCCTTACCAAGACAATGAAGCATTGGAGTGCGCCATCGCAGAAGGATTAAAACAAGGCTGTGACGCAATCATCTTGAATGGTGATGCTCTCGATTGTCATATGATTTCCGACTTCGTTAAAGATCCGCGCAAAAGAAAATTCAAAGACGAACTATATTCAATCCGTCAATTCCTTGCGTCGTTAAGACACACGTTTCCGAACGCGAATATCTATTACAAAGAAGGAAATCACGAAGAAAGATACTGGCGTTATATGCGAATTAAAGCGCCCGAACTATTCGACATTGATGCGTTCGACTTTCCGACATTGACGCATTGCGACAAACACGACGTGAAATGGATTGACGGAAAGAGCAAATTGAACATTGGTAAGTTGTCTATATTTCACGGACACGAATTTGGGAAACAATTCCTTCCATCGGTTAACGTGGCGCGTGGGTTGTTTATGAAGACCAAAGTTTCTTCGATGTGTGGACATCACCACCAGACAGCTGAACACAATGAGCGCGACGCTAACGGAAAGTTTATTACTTGTTGGGGTGTTGGTTGCTTATCTGAATTAAGTCCCGATTACAACCCTTATTCAAAGTACAATCACGGATTTGCAATAGTCGACAAAGGCGCGAATGGTTCATTCAGCGTTCACAATTACCGCATACACGAAGGAAAAATACTATGAGAAAGAATATACTCGCAATTGCTTTGTTGCTCATTGGGACAACTGCTATTTGGACGGTCATTTGTTGGAATTGGTGGGGACGCTATAAGTCAAAAGACGTATACGTTGAAGTACAAAAACAAGATAGCGTGATAAACTACAACGCTGGTGAGTACGATCGTCTGCTCCAAGAACAAATAGAACTTTATAAACAATTAAGAACTTATGAAGACGCTCAATCTAAAGCCAAAACCACCTATCAAAGAACTCGTTCTACTATTGTTATTCGAGATACTATTACTCGCGTGGATGTCGTACGTTTGGTGAACTCTTGTGATAGCGTTATTGCTTCAGATTCGCTTGTAATTAACAACCTCAAAGAACAATTGAACATTGAAGGTGAAAAGGTAAACAACTTACAAGAAGTCGTTGAGGCTTATGAACAGAAGGAAGACATCTTAACCGAAGAAATAAACACTCTAACTGCTGAAAACAAAAAGTTAGACAAACAAAAAAAGCGCAGAAACCGCGCCTTAGTTGTAACATCGTCCGTCGTTATTTTGTCGACGTTTGTTCTGAGTGTTTTACTTTAGATTCGGGAACGTAGAACTTCATTGAGAACTCAATTGCTTCGCTTAAAAATGTGTTGCGACTATTCTCTCCTCTCTTTTCGTCTATCTCGTTCCACAAGTCTTTGTGCAAATACACGCAGATTCCTTTTTTAGTTTTACTTTCTGGCATCTTCTTCAATTTTAAGTTTCTTCAAATAAAGCGCAAGGTCTAACGCTTCTTCGTACGCGTGTTGTAGCCATTCTGAGCGCGTTAAGTCTTGTCGGTCGAGTGTTGTTCCATACGTCTCCATTCCCTTCAATTCTCGCGCTTCTAATTCGGCAATGACTTGCGTCAATAAATTACTTTTCTTCATTCTTTGACATCATTGAACCAATCATAAGCGCAAGATATATTTTCTCTTTCGCGTTTAAGTCTTTCCGTTGTGAAAGTTCCAGAAGGATATCTCCGAGAATCTTCCCTTGTTGAAAGTAGTTCGCAAGTGAATTAACAATTTCGCGTTCGCGTTCGTAAGTCATTTTTAAAGACTCGTATAGTGGTGTGTTTTTCATTTCGTAAATGTATGCTAAATTATTTTATCCGACAACATATTGTCCGTAACTTGGATTGAGTTCGAAATACATTCGCATCATTATTGCGTCGGCAACGTCGGGAGAAATACCTTCGCGGTTCTTGATTACGTCCTTTGGGGTTACCTGTAACTTTCCGTCAACGTCTGCGCGGTGTCGTTTAATCATTTCTAATTCACGAATGATTTGTTCTTTGCGTGTGTTCGATAAGATAGTGACTTTGTTTTCTTCGACGTATTGCGCCAACTTATAGTAACATTCGCTCTTTAAGTTTTGGTATTGTGGGTGTTTTGGTTTAGATCCATTGACGAAACCTCGACATTTTAAGAAGTCAACCACACCGCCACCAACACCGTCTTCGTCGCATACTACGTCTTGCAATAAAATTGAATGCTGTTGACAGGTTAAACGAATCTTGTTCACTACTTCGTCCAACGCTGCACGATTGAGTTCAATTATATCGATTATAGTAAGTCCTTCCCAAACAATAATAATCGTTCTATCCTTCCCGAAACGTGCTATATCGGCTGTTATGTACTTCTTTCCTTCGTTTATTACTTCATTCCTAAACATTCGAAGAAGATTCTCCGTGTTGAATAGTTTGTCGCTATCGTCGTCGAACTCCCAGTTGCCTTCTAATAGACGTTTGCGGTCGTATTCAGGAAGTTTCTGTAAGTTCTCTAAATAAGTCTGCGAAATATATGGGTTGTCCGTTGGTAACGCTTGAACAAACGCACGGTCATTTCTTAATTCGCCTTTCAAATTAGCGTAGTAAAAGTCGTTATACAACCAACCTTTTGAAGGGTTACAAGTCATTAATCCCTTCGGTCTATCGTTAATCAATTTGTAACGTACACGGCTTTGCAAAATGTCAATACAACGCTTTGAAACTTCCGCTACTTCATCTACGAAATAGTCTGTGATTTCAATCGACCCAAATCTTTGAAAGTCTGGGTCTGACGGCATATCTGCCAAGTCCATAAGTATCGTTTGGCTTCCGTTGTACCATTTAATAACGTGGTCTTGTCCATTGTATGTATAGTGAACGTTCGGTTTTAATCCGTGCAAGGTGCAAAGTTCAAAGAAAGTTTGCATCGTTGACAAGCGCAACTTCTTTAATTCAGCACGACCGATTAAACCCTTTGTCCCTGGGTATTTTAGTCTTCGTTTTATCTGCCAATCGCAACCGAGAAAAGATTTTCCACTAAACACACCGCCACCATACAAGACCTGTGCAATGGGGCTGTCTATTGAAAGCAATTCCAACGCGTACTTTTGTTTGTCGTGGTAAATTATTTCGGGCATTATTTTACATTTAGATTTTTCACCACTTTAATTTTCGGTTTGGTAAAGTTTTTTACTATGTACAATTCTGCTTCTTCAATAGTTTCAAAAGACATATCAACGCGCATTCCATAGAATTTATAAATATATTCAGTAACCCAACCACACCACTTTTTGCGTTGCACTTTGTATATCGTTTGACCGCAATGTTCTTGCGAAACAATTCTTAATTTTTTCATATTATTTATTATATGAACGCTTCAATTTGACGCGGCAGGTATTCGGGTTTATATGGTTGCATTAAAATAGTTTTAATTGTAGTTTTTCTAATCTGTCCATTTCAGCAATTACCTTGAAAATCTCATAAGCAACTTGCGGAACGATTGCATTTCCATAACCCTTTATAGATTCTGCTCTCCATTTAGGAAAGGTAATTCCGTCCAATTTGGGGGAAAGCCCATCATTTCGGCTACAAATCGGGGATTGAGTTGGGAAGTTGTTCCAGTTGGATTTATATCCATTGTCATTTGGCGTAATGAATAATGAAGATTTACACCTTTCTCCATTTGAATTTGCTTTCTCGCTTGATACTTGTCTTGATTCTGCGCTGTGTTCCAATCGAAAGCATTCGGTGTCGGCAAAAGCCCCTTGTCCATCATTCTCGTTAATGTCATTGAGTGCATTGATCCCTCCTTCACTTGGCTGCTCTTCATTGTTGCACTCGCGTTTGTACTGTCGAAGACCGTCGGAGTTGGAAGCATTCCATTGTGAGTCATTGCTGTCAATCCACTTTTTGCTTGATATCGTTTGTCGTAAGTCTTGTTCGCTTTGTGTTCTCCTACTGTTGGAGTAGGCAATAAACCAGATACGATCTCTTCGGTGTGGCGCACCGACGGCACAAGCTGGCAAAAGTATCGGTTGTACTTTGTACCCTTGACTTTCCAAGTCAGCGCACACTTCTTCGAAGACCATTCCCCCATTCCAATTAGTAAGTCCACGAACGTTTTCGCCCACGACGTAGGTTGGGTTAATCTCTGAAATTGCTCGGAGCATATGCGGCCAGAGGTGTCGCTCGTCCTCTTTCCCAAGTCGTTTACCTGCGCTTGAGTATGGTTGACAAGGAAAACCTCCTGTGAGTATGTCAATTGTTCCTCGGTGAATAGTGAAATCTGTCTTTGTGATGTCTTCATAACTAATTGAGTTTGGCCAATAATGATTTAAAACTTTGCGTGGGAAAGGCATCCATTCACAATGAAATGTATTGTTCCACCTTATCCATTCAGCGGCTAAATCGAAGCCACCGATTCCGCTAAACAACGATCCGTGATTCATTGCTTCGACAAATAAAGTTTGTAAAGTTCACGCAACCCTTCAAACTGAATTGATTCTTTTAGCAGTTGACGCTTCCTGTCACTCATTCTTTCAACCATTCCTTTGCTTAGTTGCTGTTCGTTGAAGACTGTCTTTCTGGCCTTTGCTTTACACAGGTTGTATTCGTCGTCTGTGAATGTTTCAGCTGTAATACGCTTACTTTCTTCCAACCACCGCATCATTGACACTCCGCGCAATTCTAACGTCGTGTATTTGCCTTGTTTGAAGCTGTCTATGTCCTCTTTCAACATTCGTCTCCAACTGTCGTCATTCACCGCCATTTCGTTTTCTTTTATTAGTTCTGCTTTTTCTTCTATTGATTGCGCTATTTCACGCTGAATTTGTAGGTTCGCTTTGTCCCTGTGTGGTTTGTAGTGCGTTAACACGTCACCAATAAACGACACGCTCAACGCTCCGAAGTGTTCGGTTTTCTTTGACAGTTCGTTTGCTGCGTTTAGTTCGAAGGCTAAGTTGAAGTGTTCAAACGTAACCCACCGAAAGTGCTTACCTATGAACTCGTGCAACATTTGCAACAGTTGCGCTTCTGGTAACGCTATTCCGTACATCGCGCAAACCTTAGAGCAAAGTTTAACGAATGTTGGTAGGTCATAATCTGCTACGAATGCGCTTTCTCTTTCCGCACGATCAACCCTTTGTGTAATTGTGAGCGTCTGCGTAGATGCGTTGCGCAGCGTCTGAATCGAATTTTCCATTTTTGATTTTTGTTTGTTGGTTTGTTGTTGCGAATGTACTTAAATCCCATTTACGAACTGCAGCCTTCCAATCTTTCATTGGATTGCGTCCCACCTTCCAACCATTGGCTTCGTAGTGTGCGTGGAATTTTTCGGTAAACTTTAACGCGTCGTCGTTGCTTAACTTCTCGCAAGCGTATTCGTAGATTTCCACAACCGTTGGTTTGACGAACGCAGTCTTCTTTTCTTTTGTTGGTGCTGGAAGTTGAGCGGGTTGTGTTTGCGCTTTCAATAGTTCTTGAACTTGCGCTTCGAGAATCTCGATTCTCTTTTTTAGTTGTAGTATTAGCATCATTGTTTATTTTTTAATCGAACCAAAATTCTCCAGACGCTTTTGCAATCTGTTCCTTTTCCATTTGAAGTGCTTGTTTATATAAATCTTGAATAAGTTTATCGGTTAAATTTAAACTCTTATAGTTCTTTAAC